ATTTTCGAAGCTGAACTTGATGAGGCCGTAGCATGATTACTTTTATTTGTCTTTTAGTTTGGCTTGTTGTGGGTTTTGGTTTTGCGTTCTTCGTTGGCGCTTTCATCCGAGCAGGCCAAGGCGAACGAGAAGAATGATAACCGCAACTTTAACCGCCCTTTTCATTGGCTACTGCTACGCATGCTTTTGCGTTGTGAAGTCGGTGAATGGGATTGATTGGAAATAAACCACGCCCTGATGGGTAACTTAGTAAAGGAAAAAACCATGAAAGATGAAACTCAATTTTCACCAAAGCAAGATGCAGAAGCGGTATCAGTTTCAGATATGTTTAACAACATACTTAACGAAAAGATTAAAAACGGCGCTGTTGAGAAAGCTATAGAGGTAAAGGTAGACGAATTTATCAAACGTGTTGCTGATGACGTTTTTTCTAGCTGGGGTGATTTGTCAAAGCTAATGAAGGAAAAAATGACTGAAGCAATTATGCCAACCGCTGAATCATTAGGTGACATCCCTAAATATCATGATTTTGTCAGTAAACGCCTTAAGTTGGCCGCGCAGAGTTTTTATGACGATAAGCTAGTTGAAGTGCTCGATAGCGAATTGAAAGAAATTATGTCAGAAGTTCCCGATGTAATTAATTTGAGTTGGCTTGTAGAAAAAATAGTTGATAGCGCTAAGGAAGATGAGCCTGAGGGTGAAATAAGCCTTCATATAAACAAGTCCTACAGCAGCTACTGGATAGGGATAGATAAGGAAAGTGACAAATCAGAATATCAATGCGATTTCAGAATTGGCCTTAGAGAAGACAGCAAAACAGGCAAGTTGAAAATATTCTCATTGAAAGTTGATGGAGAAGACTGCCGTAAATCAATCGCTCTTGGTCCTTTCTACAGATTTGAAAAAATCCTATACAACGCTTATGTGACCAATGCAGAGTTTGCACTCGATAAGGGCCAGCTTGCAGATGGCTATGAAACAGAATGGTACTACGACTAATTTAACCACGCCCCCAATTAAAGGGGCGTCAACCACTGGCTACTGAGTTTTGGACAGACATAGCAGCCAACAGCAACGAGGATGATAAAGGAAAAGACGATGAAACTATTAGATTTTTTGCAGCAAAGAAATATTCCGCATGAGGTTGCTGGTAATAAAGTCCTCGTAAATGGCTCTCTTGACCTTTGTGGCACTCAAATCACTGATCTACCAGAGGGTTTGAATGTAGGTGGCTTTCTTGACCTTTGTGGCACTCAAATCACTGAGCTACCAGAGGGTTTGAATGTAGGTGGCTTTCTTGACCTTTGTGGCACTCAAATCACTGAGCTACCAGAGGGTTTGAATGTAGGTGGCTCTCTTTACCTTGGTGGCACTCAAATCACTGAGCTACCAGAGGGTTTGAATGTAGGTGGCTCTCTTTACCTTGGTGGCACTCAAATCACTGATCTACCAGAGGGTTTGAATGTAGGTGGCTATCTTTACCTTCGTGGCACTCAAATCACTGAGCTACCAGAGTCATTTTCATGCGAATCGCTCTATCTAGCGCCTGAGAATTTCAAAGAGGTGGAAAGTAAGGCTAACTGCGGCGCTCACTCTAGAGCCATTTTTGTGTTGATAAATAAAGGTGAGTTCTACGTGGCAGCAGGATGCTTTTTTGACACGTTCACGAAATTCTGTGAAGCGGTTAACGGCATATATTCGGGCGATTCCGCTGAAAATTACATCGCTGACGCTCAAGAGTGCATTGACAAGCTTACAGCTAACTTGGCGAGCGCAGCATAAACCGCGCCCCCGAAGGGGCACACACCACGGCTGCGAAGTTTTGGACAGACAGAGCAGCCATAGCAACGAGGATGATAAACGATGGAAATCCGAACCACAAACACTAAAGGCTTATTTTGCCTTCAATGGCGTGATAGTGGCGTAAATGGCAGTGAGTATTTTACTCGCCTAGAAACTATCACCAATTCACGTGACACCGATGTAACGCTATGTCGTGAAGGTGTACCAGGAACAACGCTAAACATCGACTCTGAAGCCGTAGATGCGTTTTTTGAAATGGCTAACAACGTCGATGTGCCTATTGATGTAATCAACCCTTTCCCAGCAACTGAAACAGTTCCATCGTCTGCCAAGGATGGCAACCCTATGGAGGACGCAGCATGATTTTCGTTACTTACAAAGAGTACCACAAAGCGCTTGCTGAAAAGCGTATGTGGAAGGCGTTGGGGCTTCACGCAATGGTAATCAACCGCCCTACTGGTTGGAAAGTGAAAGTAATCGGTTTAGTTAAAAATATCAAAGGAGTAAGCAATCATGGATAACCAACAACTAGCGCCAATTGAAATGTTTCGCCGCGACCTGCAAAAAGAAGGTTCACGTTTAAAAGCCAGCTTGCCAGCGCACTTACCGCTAGAGCGCTTTCAACGTGCCGCAATGATAGCGGTTGAAAATAACATGGACTTACTAGCTTGCGAACCTCAAAGCCTAATGACCTCATTAAGTCGCTGTGCGCAAGACGGTCTTGTGCCTGATAACCGCGAAGCGGCCATGGTTATATTTAACACTAAGAGCGGAAATAACTGGGTAAAGAAAGCTCAGTATATGCCTATGGTCGATGGTGTTCTAAAACGCGCTCGCCAGTCTGGTGAAATATCCACAATTACGGCACGCGCAGTTTACGAGAACGACCAATTTGATTACTGGATTGATGAAGACGGTGAACACGTTCAATTCAGACCGAACCTTCATGGCGATCGCGGTGGCTTTAAACTTGTTTTCGCTATGGCTAAAACCAAGTCGGGCGAGTTAATTGTTGAACCTATGTCGAAAGACGAGGTTGAAAAAGTTCGCATGTCTTCAAAAAACCCCGACAAAGGGCCATGGAAAGACTGGTATGAGCGCATGGCATGTAAATCTGTATTGCATCGCCTATCACGCCGCTTACCTAACAGTAGCGAGATTATGGAAATGCTAAAGCATGATCATGAGGGCTATACCTTTTCAAATGCTCGTGAAGAAAGGCCTATCAATGAAGCACCAGCGATAAACGAAAAACCTGTCTACACGCAGGAAATGTTTAACGGCGAAGCGAACAAGTGGGCTAACGCAGTAAGCGCAGGAAAAATCACACCTGAAGCGATTATCACCAAGCTATCGGCATCTTATGAAGTTCCTTCAAAAGTCCGTGAGCAAATTGAAACCATTGTAGACGTAGCAGAGGAAGCGTAACCATGAAGCATATTAACGTTACCCAGGGAAGCGAAGCTTGGCTAAAACTTCGCAAAGACTTTTTCACCGCATCAGAAGCACCAATGATGATGGGTGATCACAAAAACATTAGCCGCAACCAATTGTTAGATGCAAAGAAAGGCTGGACCACGATTGTAGACGATTTTTTGCAATCGCTTTTCGATAAAGGCCATGCAACGGAAGAAGCGGCACGCCCTCTTGCTGCCGCCGATGTGGGCGAAGACTTTTTTCCGGTTACCGGTTCGCTAGAAGTTGATGGTTTAGATTTACTTGCCAGCTTTGACGGTTTAACCATGTTTGATGATGTGTGTTTTGAGCATAAGCTTTTTAACAAAACACTAGCAGAGAACGTACTTAATAACGTGCTAGAGCCGCACTACTATTGGCAGTTAGAGCAACAGCTTTTAGTTTCAGGCGCGGATAAGTGCTACTTCGTTACCAGTGATGGCACTAAAGACAACTGGCAATCAATGTATTACGTGTCAGTTCCTGAAAGACGCGAAGCATTGATAAAAGGCTGGAAGCAATTTGCCATTGATTTAGAAAGCTATGAGCCACAAGCGAAAGTTGAAAAGGTTAAGGCTTCATCGCTGGTCAAGAAAAAAGAAGTCGAAGCTGAGTTGATACCTACGCTAGACGTAAAGGTAACGGCGCTTATCAGTAATTCAAATGTTCAAGGCTTCGCTGAAAAAGTAAGTGAGTTTATCAATTCGCTTAACACCTCGCCTGAAACCGATAGCCAGTTTGGCGAGGCAGAGCAACAAGTGAAATACATTCGCTCGGTAGAAAAGAAAATTACCGATGTGGAAAAGTCTATTGACGCCGGTGCGCAGGATATTGACAGCCTACGTGAAACGCTAAAGACCATTAAAAAGTCACTTGCGTCAACGCGCCTTGAATTAGACAAGCAAGTTAAGTCACGCAAAGAAGAGATTCGACAAGAAATTCTTAGTAAGGCTAATTCACAAATTGAACGAGCAGAGCGAGAAGCAGAAGCAAAGGTTAGCGCCCCTCTACCTTCTGTTGGTGCTGATGTTTACGAGGCCATGAAAGGCAAGCGCACTATCGAATCATTGCAAGATGCCGCTGACGGTGAAGTGGCGAAAGCGAAAATTGAAATCGCTGAATTTGTTGAAGTGGCGCAGGCCAACATGCTTGTTGTTGCTGAAAACCGTGAGTTTGATTTTCTCTTTAACGATTGGGCGCAAATTGCGTTTAAGTCTACCGAAGATTTTAAAACATTGGTTACCGCTCGCATTGCTACCTACCAGTCTGAACAAAAAGCCAAGGAAGAAGCGCAGCGCGAACGCATTCGTCAAGAAGAAGTTGCCAAACTGCAGCGCGAATCTGAAGCAAAGGCGCGAGCAGAACGCGAAGCCGAAGCGCAGAAAAAGCGCGAAGAACAAGCCAAGCGTGACGCGGAAGAGAAAGCCCGTTTTGATGCTGAAGTGGAAAGCAACAAGCAGTACGTTGCAGCAACAAACCAGTTAGCACAGGAAGCCCACACCAATGAGCCAAAAGAAGAAGTTCAGCCAGAACAGGAAGCGAAGCCAGCGCCTAGCGTGGTTCGACAAGAACAAGCCCCAACGCGCCAGTATGGGCTAATGGAGCTTAACGCAATGGACCAACTAGCCAAGCTAGTTGAAGAAGCAAATAAGCCTTACGCAAATGACCTACGCCAGTTCGTTGAGTCGGTTAAGGCTAACAACTTGAAGAAGGTGGCGTGATGAACGCCGCCGACCTTAAAGCCGGTGATAAGTATGAAATGGCTTGGCCTTTTCATTTTGAGCAGCTCACTTCAAATTCAAGCTTTGGCTGGGGAGTTGACGATTATTGGGTTGGCGGCTGCAAAGTTGATGTTGAGCAGCACAGCGAATGGGAATCAGAGCGCTTCTTTACAGCGCATGGTGAAGGGAAAGTGATTTATGAAATTCTTTCTATCGCTGAAATGCCAGGTCGCTACATGGACCGCGTGATTTTCAAGAGAAGCACTATTGACCCTGATGGAGACACGGCTAACTCAGGTGAAATAAAAATGCTAACGGTGCGCAAGTTTATAAAAGACATAACTTCGCGCACACCGTTCCCAGTTGATTATGAGTTAGAGGCGACTTAGGCCACCTCTGTAACTTTTCTTACTAAAAGGTAAAAGATTTTATGAAAAACGTACATATTTTCACAACAACATTCCCAAGCGTAAGCGAGATTCAAACAGCAATAGCAAGCTCAGAATATTTATTTAAAGAGTGCAAAGAAGATGACTTCTCCACTTTCGGTTTTAGTGGCCCTAATTCAGTAGCTAAGTTAGCAAACGGCTATCGAATCAGTTTCACTTTTGAAGAAAAGGTAATGCCTAGCGCAGCGGTGAAAAAGCAGGTTGATAAAAAAGCCACAGAAATGGCACTGAAGTTTGGGCGAGACTTATCCAAAAAGGAAGTTGCTGAAGTCAGAGAGATTGTAGTTGCAGAATTGGTTAAAACTGCAATGACGAATCTGACTACTTTTTACGGGTACTACCACGAAGCAACGAACCGTTTCATTGTCGATACCACAAAGAGGGATCTCGCCTCAAAAGCAATCGGCATTATATGCCACATGCTGAAGTCCATTGAAACCACTACGCTTCACGTTTCAGGTGTTTCAAACTGCCTAACGACAAATATATTGGAGTGCATCGTTAACACTAGAGAGCTTGGCTTTGATGGGTTTAGTTACGCAGACAAACTTCACCTAAAGAACGCTGATGGCGAGACTGTTCAATTCAAATGTGATTACACTCTTGAGCATGTAAAGGACCTAATTGAGTCGGGTTATCAAGTAAACCGCGTTCGCCTTAAACGTGATGGGCTTAGTTTTGATTTAACAGATGACTTCAAAATAAAGTCTATAAAAACTGAATACGAATTTGACGATAGCGTTTACTCAGACGATGAAATTGAAGTTGCTGAAGAAGAAGCTTGCCTAGAGATTTTAAGCGGCATTACAACTGCGTTAGTTAAGTTTTTCAAAAAAGGTAGCGAAGACACGAACTCCACGCCCCCGCCGCGCAATGAAGCGCCAACCACTTCCAGCAATCAAGCTAATGAAGAATTAGACCTAGAAGCAGAACAACCAAACCCTTTCGTAAACAGTGAAGGTAAAGACGTTTTCTACGATGAAGCAGTTGAGTTCGTGCGCGAGACAAGACGCGCATCAGTTTCATCAGTGCAGCGCAAATTCAGAATCGGGTACAACCGTGCCGCTGGAATAATTGAGCAGATGGAAGAAGATGGCATTGTTAGTAAGCCGGGTCATAACGGCGAACGTGAAGTGCTAGTTCCACCTAAAGCCGCTTAATCACTTTAAGAGCCCCTTCGGGGGCTAAGGATTACCCAATGACACAAATAACAGTAAACGGAAAGCTAGTTTGGGTTAGCGCTTCATGTGTGATTAAAACTCAACGCTTTGTTGAAGCCGGTAAAAAGCCTGGTGAAATTGCAGCGTTAATCGGTAGACCCAAGCCATACGCCCAAGCACTAGTAAAGACGATTATGGAACATGCACAAATGGGGAGAGTGGCGTGAGTGAATTACAAGACATGCTTCGCGTACAAGCTAGGCTCCACAGAAAGCAAGGTGCTAATGCCTTGGGTGATTTGTTCCAATCTGCCGCTCTGGAAATTGAGATATTAACGGAACGCCTAGAAAACCCGCAAGGATTGCAGGAATTGATTTGCGTTGAGCAAATGAAAGACATTTCTTTGCCTGAAATACATCGAGCAAATCAAAAGCTTCACGAACAACTAGCAAAGGCTAATGAGCGCGCAGATAAAGCAGAGAGGGCCGAGAAAATAGCCACGCTAGCTGCGCAAGATATGAACTTAGAAAAATCAATTGCACTGGAAAAAGTTCAAAAGCTTGAAAAGACGCTTGGCAATTGTGCTGATGGACTAGCAAAGGCTAATGAGCGTGCAAGGGAGTTGGAGTTGCACGCAAACAGCATTGCTGATGCGCTAGGCTTCAACGCTGAAAACAATAATAGATTCGCAACGTCTGTTATATGCACAAACATTAGAAACCTTCATAGTTTTTCTGATTGCTTAAGTCGTATTGAGAATGCTTTTTTGATGGTCGAATCAGAAACAGACGAATTTGGAGAGACTTCGGAAGATGTGGCATTTAGCAAGTGGGGCTTAACTCCGCATGAATACTGCATTGAGTTTGGCAAGTGGCTAAACAAATTCGCCCTAGAGAATCAGGCAAAGGGTGCCGAGGCTTTAATTTATGCATTCCCACTTAACGCTAGTGACCAAATGAAAGAGTGGGTTGAACAACTACGCAAGGAGCAAGAGAAGTGAGCGGATTACTAAAACAAATGCGATTGCTGAACGAGGACCATGCGCCTGACGGGTGGCCTGCGGTTAGAATGAGCGAGATTAACGAGTTGATTAACATGATTGAGCAACTAGCGCAGCGTTGTGCTGAGTTGGAGCAGATAGCCGACACAGCTTTTAAATACAATCATTCAAGCGCTCAATGTTTACGCGCTTGGAATAAGTTGCAGCAACTACGCAAGGAGCAAGAGTAATGTCTAAGCGCAAAGCAAACACCCCAATCAAGCGCAAGCAAATGATTGCCAGAACTGCGCTTAAAAATCTTTGCATTGCAATGGTATTAGGTGAGGCAAAGTATTGCACGGTAATGAATTACAAGTCGTGTAACGAAGTTAAGGTTTCTCAGCAAGTCGCTGAACTTATCGCTGGCCTACCGTGGAAATGGTATTTCGAGTGTTCAGTAGTATGCCGTGACCAACAAGGCAAAGAGTACATCGTTAGCGAAACGGTTCATTGTGAGTCAGCTTATCGCCAGTCTGACCCAAGACTTAACGAATTTCTAAACACGCACCACAAAGCGTTTTTAGCAAAACAGAATAACCTACACGTTATCACCCTGGCATGGGTAGCCGTTCCCGCCATTGGTGACAAAGTAGATTTAGAAATTGAAACACTAGACAAGATATACACCAAGCTAGGTGCATTTGATTACTTGTCTACGTGGGAAAATAACAAGATGGAGGAAGCGGCGTGAATAAAATTAATTGGAAATTAGCGCCAGAGGGTGCAATAGGTGTAGCTCAAAGAGGTCAGCAATTAGCGTTTGTCGATAACGACATAAATATCTTTTTAGATGGTCACTGGGGTATTTCTATGGGCTGGGGGCTTGTGGCTAAGCGCCCTACGTTTGCCGAGTCAATCACAAAAACGCCGCAACTAGAGCAAACAAAAACCGTTGCTGATGCGGTGGTGGCTTATCCGAAATGGCAAGAGCCACACTTCATGCCCACACGCGAAAACCTAGAGAAGATAGCAAAAGACGCTCAGGGTGACTTTGTGGAAGTAGAGCAAGAGGGCGAGAAGTGGACGCATGAATATGGCTGCGCAAACATAAAATGCAGAATACTTGCCACAGATGAGAATGAGTGCTGGGTTCTTACTGAATATGGCAACAAGGTGACTGAGCACATAGATGAACTAAAACCCATCAAACCGACGATAACGAAAGCTGAAAGAGAGAAATGCGCAGCACTGGCCGGTTATTTCAACATAAACCCCGTTGAGTTCGATGAATACATGGAAAAATACGACAGTGCAGAAGGGCCAGCCAATGACTAACCAAGAATTATTAGCGAATGGGCCTGAAGGCTGGACGCATGTTTCAACTTCTATGATTGACACTCCTCCAACATGGCTTAGGTACGAAGTTGCTGGCGTTTACTCAGTGTGGATGGATGACAACGGCACAGACTCAAACCCATATTGGCGAGAAATGCCAGGCAACTGCATTGAGTTTCCAGAGTTCATCCGCTCTCGGAATGACATCGAGCGAATCGTTTATCTTGAAAGTGTATTGAAGGGGGAAGCAGCATAATGGCTAAGCAGAAAACAAATGTTGTAAACGAAGATGAAGCAAAAGAAGTAACAATACGCGGCCCATACTTTATGAGCCAAGCACAGTTGTTTGCGAAGCTTGGGCTGGGGCGCTCAACTTATGAGAAGTTAACAAACCCCAGCAGTGAATATTACGACCCTGACTTCCCTAAGCCGGTAAACATATTTACTGGTAAGAAGCTTCGTTATTCATCCATTGATGTAGACCGTTATATAATGGCTCACTCTAACTTAACTGATGCGGCTTAGCTCTTCTTGAGCCGCTTCACTTATCATCTTGCACCAAAGTTCATACGCTTCTAATTGGTCGTTTATCCAATCATGTTTATTATAAACGGCCATTACCCCACCTAATTCATGCCCTAACATTTTCTCAGTTACATGAGGCAAAACGCCCTGCTCAGAAAGTCGGGTAGAAATCGTTCTTCTAAAGTCGTGCGGTGTAAATGCGCGAAAGCTTTCATCAATATCTAGCATTTTCAGCCTAAGCCTGATCACGTATTTTCTTAAAGCAGGGTGAGTAACACAAGTGCCAAGGTGTGCACCAGGTATTAAGTAGCCGTTATTCCCGTAGGTTTCATCAAGCTCCTGAATGATACCTTTGGCTTTTTCTGGTATAGGCCTTCTTAGCTCTTTCCCTGTCTTGCTTCGTTCTGGTGGCAAAGTCCAGATCCCTCGCTCTAAATCAAACTCACTGCGTAGGGCTTCACGTATCTCACCATTACGCGAACCGAAGATAATCAGCAGCTTGGTGCAATTTTTTATGGCTGGCGTTGCGCGTGACTTGTTGATCATCGCCCACAATAATCCAACTTCGTGCATCTGCAAATTGCGCTGCCCTTGTTTTGGCTTATCCCCTACCGCACTTATCTCAAAATCAAGCACGGCTGAGCCGGTAATATAGGAACGGGAGCGCGACCAACGCAAAACAGTTTTGACCAGTTTAAGAACTTGCCCAGCATTAACGCGTGATGTTTTTTCAGCTACGTTATCAAAGAACCTGATCCACTCTTCACGCGCTGCGGTTTGCACATCAACAGTAAAGTTTTTATCAAGTAAGTATATTTTTGCCGTACTTTTGTACTGACCTTGCGTTTTAGGCTTTAAAGTGGGCACTTTTATTTCAAGCCACTTCTGAGTGCAGTACGCAAGTGTTACTTTCTGTTTAACTTCCACTTCTGGTACCTTCGGATCAAAGCCTTCATATAGCCTTCGCCTTAGCGATATGAGTTTTTCCCTTGCCTCATCAAGTGAGTATTCAGGGTAAGTGCCCATAGTCATTCGCTTTTGTTCGCCTTCAAAGCGATATCGAAACACCCAAGTAAGTTTGCCTTTAAGACCGCAACTAATGTAGAGTCCATCCCTATCGGGAATGATTTTAGTGTTTTTGTTTTTCTTTCCGTGTAATGCCTGAAGCTTAGATTCCGTAAGGGCCATAGTTAAAAATATCATTCGACACAAGAGTCGGGATATTTCGACACAGCTTCGAAACATAATCAAGTTTTTAAAAAGCGCATTTGACGAGAAAATGAAACACAACAGGGGCGATCAGATGAACAAAGCTAGAGAAAACAAGGGCTTCATGCACAAAAGTAGCATTTCAGAGCATAATTACAACGAAACATTTCTTTGGCACG